AAATTCTTTGGATCAATTTTGGGCACAACTTCATTGCACCATGTTTTAATACCAATACGATCTGGCCAAGTAGCAATGCCAGTGGCCTTTACTATTTCTGCTTCAACTCCGGCTAAGTCCATTTTTGCCTTGCGTGGATTGATCCAGCGTCCACCCTTAGACACTCGAGTTTTAACTTCGATAGCACGTTTTCCAACCAGTATGTCACCGCCACCTGCTGCACGACCACTCCACTGGATCTGCGGACTAAATGCTGCCAGGGCAACTTCGCCAGGACCAACACCTTGGCTGGTCAATGCAGTGGTCAACAACTTAAATAGTTCCTTGGAAAATTCATCTCCGCCAACCAATTCCAAGAACGATTGTGCTTTACCATTGAGTAACTTTTTAGCATCAACAATGCCAGCTGGGAAACGTTTTAAAAATGCATCTTTTGCTTCTACTGGAAAATCCATATGCACAATTACATTGGCGATTTGTGTTACAAATCTACTTGCATCTGGATCTTTACTGACTACTGCAACAATACGTTCATCTATGTTACCAGCTTTTAACGTTTTGAGCACTCGCTGTAGTAGTGCTTCGTTATCGGTGGTTTTAACCAGGTCAATGACAGTTTTTTTAAGCTCGGGGGCTTCAAATAAATTAATGAGTTTGCGTATGTCGTTCATGGGTGTGTAAGGTTATTGCAGTATTTATGGCAAAAGAGTTTTATGTATAAATGTGCGGTCGCAGCATAAATACTCAGTAGAAACACTAGGTATGGTTTCTACTAGTACTACTCAAAAGGAAAATGTATGTTAAATGAACTAGCTGAATACTTCCACAAGATGTTTGACAGTTTCAACCGCCCAACAACTTATGGCTCAGCCCTGGAATATTATATTGTAGCAAACAACCCACAAGACGGCTGTGATGTGGATAGATTAACTCGCGAGTTTGATCTCAAAACAGCGAACCGCACAACCGCAGGATGGCCAGTATGATCAAGAAAACCCTAACCGCAACTTGGAACTTTTTGGTCGCTGTTGGCGAGTATCGCCATAACGTATACAAACATCACGGATACCGAGCTTGGTATTGAGATGCCAGCTGCAACTGTTAGAAGGGTACTACCGCATGAGTACCCCAAATATCGCACACACCTTAAGGCACTTGACACAGAATCTAGGACACTTAGGTTTGGCAGTCCAATCACTGATTTGGTGATTGATCGGCTGTGCGATAAATTTGAAGCTGATGCCAGCAAACATGTGTTGTTTGTGATAGAAAATCGCAAGCTGGAATTTGTTGCCATTGGACATATTGCCTTAGATGGTAGTATGGAGTTAGCGTTCAGTGTTCTGAAACGTCACCAAGGACACGGCTTTGGCAACTTGCTGATGCAGCGATGCATACAGTATTGCCGCACACACGGAATACTTGAAGGCTGCATGGTATTTGTCAGCACCAATTCAGCTATTCGTCACTTGTGCAACAAGCACGGGATCAGTATCAAAAACGATCATGGAGAAAGCCTGGCTGAGATCAAATTTGATCCAGCTGGCATAGATACCTTTATTGGTGAAACCATAGACAACAACATGTCTGCCCTGGACTGGGTTTCTAAACGTGCCTTGCTGCCCTTGATCAGGCTGCGCCACCAGTCAATAGTTCAATAACAATTTTGTCTTTGAACCGAGTCAGTCTAGACTCAAATTGATAGCAGGCTTCTGCCAGTTCGTTGTCACTGGTGCTCCACAACATGGTACGCTGTAGTGCCATGGCCCACTTGGCCAATTGATCTTTGTCCTGCTGTATATCCAACACATGTTCTCGTGGCCTTGCACCGCGATAACAGTGCCACTCATCCAATAGAGTCTGTGCTGTTGCACGAGGGTCTATCATGATAATGTGATATCCTCCATTCCAGCGGTTCGAAGTTTTACAATATGTCCCATTTGCCACTGCTTGGCTTCAAGACCTTTCATGACTCCCAGCCAACGATTGCGTAACAGTGCAACTTCGTTGATTAGTGTTTCATAGTCAATTACTTCATCTTCGCCATCAACATATTTGTCAGCGTCGCGACTGGTCAATGCCCTAGCGTATGCTTCTAAATACTTTTGAAAGTGTTTGCGTCGGATCTTGCGTAGCTGAATGTTGAGATAGTTTAACACAGCCTCAATCTCTTGAAGCTGGTTAAATCTATGCTCAGTTATACCTGGCAATTGAGCAATATTACGCTCTACGTTACCTTTTATACCGCACTCAGATTTAGCAAAACCCAATTCGGCATCATAGTAATCAATAAAGGCAGGCAACTCGCCAATGTCGGCAACCACACGGTTGTACCACATGGTTAGTCTTCGTAGTCGTCAGAGTTTTCGTCAGTGTCGGCTTCGTCAACATACTCGTCGTAACTGCGCTTTAAGTAACTGTCAATTCCCCTGAATTCGGCAATGTCAAGATCGTTCAATGAATCAATCATGACACTCATCAAACTGTCGGCTGCACCTTGGCGTTCCTTGGCTGGGATATACTCTTTCAAAGTGGAATATACTTCGATCAGAGTTTCAATTTCGATGCTCATTCTACAGGTTCCTCTTCAACTTCTGTTTGAGTACTTATCGATTGCTTGGGGAAGGCAACAATATCTTTCATTACACGATCCAAGCATCCATCATCATTGCGTTCCCAAGCCTTGCGGAACTTTTTGATAATCTCGCCTTCGCCTGTGGTGTACACTAGGCTGTTGCCTTCTTTCTTGAGCATGCTACGTGCTTCAATCAAGTCAGTCAATCCGCTGTATGGATTCATACCTGTTTCATAAGGAATCTTGACCTGCACCGATTCAAATGGTTTTGCATAGCGTGTTTTCATGATCTTGCAGGCAGCACGAATACCTTTTACTTCGCTGATCTTGTTGCCATCCTCATCCTCTTTGAGTTTGAGTTTCTTCATGGCAACAACAATGCTACTGGCATAGATAAAGCCTTGACCACCCGAAATCTTGTCATCTGGATCAAACATGTCTTGGCTTGCGTATGTGTGATTGGTAGCTACCAGTCCCAAGTTCAAGTTACCAAACATATTTACACAGTTACGAACAAGACTTGTAAGTGCTTTGGGTTTACGACCCATGTCACCCTTCATATCGCCTGCCTCAAACTGATTAACGTCTGTGGGCGTTAGCATCATACCAAGACTGTCTAGCACAAACAACACCTTGGGGCGATCTGTTTCTGCAATGGTGCGATACTCTTTAACAAACTCGCTGATCATTCGAGCCACATCATCGATCATGGCCATGTTTAACTTGAGTAGTTTGTCTTCGCTGGTGTCAACACCTAGAGCGTGTAGCCATTTTTCATCTAACGCATTTTCTGTATCGATGAGAATTACATAAATGCCCTGTGCCTGTGCATTCTTGACAAGATTACCGCTACAGATAAAACTCTTGCCTGCACCCGATTCACCTGCAAATACTGTAACTTTGCCCAAGGGGATGCCTTTATCAAACTCACCGCTGATAAGGTAATTCAATGCATAATTATTTGTGCTGATCCAGTCTGTAGGATCATTGAATCCAAAGCCGATACCATCGATGGCCTTGGTAATAGTTTTTCTAAACTTGCTAACGTCAAACGGACGATTTGCCATACTTGAACTCCTAATTGATAGATAACCCGGGCGTACAGATTACTCTGCAGAGGCCCCGGCCGTGTTTTTACTTCTGACGATTACGGATCATTGCCAAAATGTCTTCGGCACGTTTGCCACTACTGTTAGCGGCCACAACTGGTGCAGATGCTTCAGCAGGTTCGTCATCCTCTACCGCAGCAGGTGCTCGAGTAAAAGTAGGAATGTCATCTTCGGAGATGTCAGGTGTTGCTGGTGCAGGCTTTGCGGCTGCTGAGCCAGTGGCACGATCATTCTGAAAGCCAGCTGGCTTGAAGTACGCACCCCAACGTTCTGCATCGTATGGTTCGCCATCAACGCTGGCTTCAAACATCTCTTTGATGACTTTGAGTTCAACTTCGTTGGGCTTCTTGGGCAAGAAGTCGGCAAGATTAAACAAACCGTATTTTTCAATTGCTTCATGCTCTGCGGCTGTCAGTGCACTTTCTTTACGTGCCCACTTGCTGGTGTTGTAGTCAGCATAACCGCCTTTACTGGTCTTGGCCACAGTAAAGTCCAGGCCACGTGAGTAGTCTGTTGGCAATTCTTCCATTTCTGGATCCATCAATGCGCCTTTGATGATATTAAAGATTTGTGGGCTGATGATGAAACGACGGATTGGATTTTCCGGAGTCTTGTCATCGCTCATGGGATTCTCGTGTACAAAGCCCTGGAACAGGTAGCTTTTCTTTTTCCAGTACTTGCGACCCATGTCTTCAAGTTTTGGATCCTTGAACCAACCGCGCACTTCGGCCAACACCGGACATGCCTCGCCCCACATTTCAACACAGGGCACTTGTACCTGTACTGGCTTGCTGTCACTTTGACCTTTGATGCCAGCAAAT